GTGGTTTCACGTACGGTTTGTTCACGATTAATTCTATTCTCAGCCATTATTTTTTCCTCATTTCTTCTGCAACCTTCTTGGCGTATAAATCAAGTGGGACTCCAAGTCGTTTAGCGAGAGTTACTTGTGTTTGCGTTAATCTTACCTTTTTAGGTGCTGTGCTCCGCGTTGCGGGTGCAACCACATTATTTAACTTCGGCTTTTCAGTCTCAGTCTCTACTTCTGTTTCACTGTCCTCAAAGTTCTCTGGGAACAGTTTGCGCATACGAGAGTCAATAATCTCGTAGTATTCATCGGCATTTGTTTGAGGGTATGCCTGCCCGTGTGTTTTTACGAGTTTGCTATGCAACCCAAGAACATAACTTGTCATCTCGTCATCAGTTCCAAACCACGTATTGGCTTTCGCCCATTCTGTAGCTCGGGCATCGACCACTGGCGCAGGGGTTGTAGTGGTCTCTTCCTTTGTTTCTACAGGAGTTTCATTCTCTTGTAAAGAAGGAAGTTGGAAATTATTTAACCTATCGGATTTAATCTTAGCGGCTGTTAAGTTTTCTTGTGCTTCTACAACAGTATCTGCTTCACCAGCTTCATAAGCAACTTTATATGCAGCTTTAGCACTTGCTAACTCTTTTTCTGCTGCTTTCTTAGCTTGCTCAAGCATAGCTGTTTGATTTTTAACAGTCGTATCTTTTAGTTTTTTGTTCTCTTCAACAAGTTGTTTTGTTAACTTTTCGAGCTCTTGCGCTTCACGTATTGCCTTTTCTTTTTCACGCCTTTCGTCGTGGTAGCCTTTGCTGAAGTGCTTGATCCTATTTTTGACTTTGTCGGAGTACTCTTCAAGTTCAGCTTCAGTGACATCAGCAGGCGGCTCAGACGGCTTGCGACCTCTGTCAGCTTTTGGCGTATCGTCCACAACTTCAATGTCAACTTCACTTGCGTTAGTATTTTTTGTATCTTCAACTTTTTCTTCAGTTTTTGCATATTCATCTTTTGTTGCCTTTCCAGATATATCTATCTCTACTGCGCTAGATGATTCTACATCTATTTTCTTCTCTTCCTGCTCATCAGGAAATTTATATTCTACTTTTTGAAACGGCATTGTTTACTCCCTACATTGCTCTTTTAATACCAGTCGGGTCAGCTATAACAGCCTCTATAGAATCATCGTTCATCAAACGATATTCCAACCCATTAACTGTAAATCTTGTACCTGTATTAGCACGGAACATTACATAGTCTCCTTGCTTACACCAAGCTCCTGTCGGAAATCTTTCTTTATCCGCATATGCTTGGTCACCCATATCCATAACTAACCCCATTATAGACATTATATGGTCGAGTCTTTTAGCTGTATCCGTTTTTAATATATTACTACCTTCATATGTATCTTTTTGTTGAGGTAATGCTACTAAAACACGATATCCTACAGGTTTAGGGAGTTGTGCATCTATTTCTTTATCAGTTAGCACTGGCTGATCTATTGCTGGTTCAGTCATCATCTTCTTCCATTTGGTTGCGCGAGAGGTCTTCTATTAATTGTTTACTAACCTCGAGACCCCGTATCAAGCCAGTAACTTCCTTATATTGGGCATAGTCTTTTGGACCTCCCGATGTAAGAAACTGTGTTGAAGATAACTTCTGTTCTTCTATTTGTTGTATGAGCACGTCAAAGACGGTTTTAGCCATAATTGTCCTTTACTTCATTGTTTTAAGTATTTCTAAATTTCGTTTATCAGTTTTGTCTTGTTTATCTGTTGCTAACTTAACATTTTCTTTTTGAGCATCTATCATTATTTCAGCTTTATTGATCTTAAGTTGTTCTTTATCTTTAGCAGCTTTTAATTGTAATTCTGCTTTTCTGACAGCTAGATCATCAGCGTCTTTCTTAGCTTTACGTTGTACTTCTTGTGCCTTAATTTGAAGTTCTGCTTGTTTCATCTGTGCAACAGGATCTTGTGCTGCCTGTAATGCTGCTTCTTGTGCTGCTTTCTGTTGATTTGCCTGTGTTAGTTGTTTACCAGCTTCAGCTACCACAGACGCTAATTCTACTTCTACTTCTGGGGACAACTCTGCGTTTGGTGCAGGTAATGATACACCTAGACGCTCTTCTATCTGTTTTCTGTAGTTGAATCCTAAGTGTTCTGCTATGTGGGCTTGTAAAGATGCCATTATTGATTGTGCTTGTGGATTCTGCCCTATCATAGCAGCTATCGCTGGATCTTTCATAAAAGCCATGTGTGCTGATATGTGAGCATCGTGATCTTGATATATAAAGGCTTTCATAGGTTTACCAACTAGTGCATTCATATTTTCGCTTACTGGATCTACAGGTTTCATGTCTTCTTTCATAGGTACAAGTTTATCTGCGTTCTTAACCCCTAATACTTCTATCATCTGCCTATGCAGTTGTGGCAGATCATATATCTGTGGTGCAGACGTAGCCATTTGTAATACAGCTTGATACTGCACAACTCTCTGCGCCATAGTAGAACTATTAGGATCGCTGACAGGTATAACTTCTACCAACCCATAATCAGCTTGTCTAGCACCAACCTCACCTCGTTGTGGTTGATACGAATACTCGGCTGGCGCGTATTCTGCTAGGAGAGTCTTGAGAAGCTTAAACTCTTGTTTCATAGCATAATGAACGCGAGCTTGTACTGCAGCCATCGGCTTCAGAGTCCGCTCAAGGAGTGCCAGCGTCGTGCCAACTGGAGCATTAGCTGACATATCTGATATGTTCATATCACTAATTGCCCCAAGCCTTCGGCCTTCTGTAGTAATCTGATTAAGTAGAGCTAGTAATGTTTGACTTGGCTCTTTGTATGGTAATGGCATAATATTGTCACGTATGCTACCTGATGGCACGTCAACATCTTTAAATTCTCCAGGCTCTATCGGTGTGTCGTCACCCTTAATACGCAACCCGCGAGATTTAAGACCTCCAGGGAGATTGGATAATGTACCTGCATCCACGAGTTGTCGTATTAAAGATGTGCCTGCACGGGCGTATCCACCTATGATGTGGATAAGACCTAACCCATAAAAACCAAACCCTGGGACATACACATAGTGCACAAAGTGTTGTCTTTTTAGTTTGAGTTTATCGGTAGGGTTCCAGTTTCTACGGATAGCTAATACTTCATTAGAACCTCGTTCTATTGTTACAACATATGGTTTAGCTATTTCTTCTTCAGAATCATCTATACCTTCTATAACAAGATCTGCATGTACTTCATAGATACTATATCTATCATCGTTAGTAAGAGAGTATCCACCCTCTTCAGCTTTACGTTCTTCTATATCTGTGTGATACGCCTGTGGTTCACCTAAATCTACTTCTCTGTAAAAACCGTTTGCCTGTAACTTCTTTAACTCGTTCTTTGTCTTTCTCATCACGTGAGTAACACGTTCTGCTGTCTCTACGTGCGAAGCCCCATAAGGTACTATCACGTCCTCGGCAGGTATATACAGAGCAACTTGTCGTCCTATGTTTGGATCATAATAAACTTTTTTGAAGGCAGAACCTGCTAGACCTAAACTATAAAGGAGGCGTTCATGTTCAGGGCGATACTCAACCATGTTCTCTGTGAGCTCATAATTCATATCTGATTTTACACGAGCTGCTGCTTCATCTTTTTCTTTTGTTTCCTCGCCAAGCAGCTTTGTTTTAACAGGTCCTGCGGCAGGAAATGTTTCACTCATAGTTTCAGCTTGAAATCTTATAGCCGCTTCTGCTAATACTGTAGAATATACACCACACGCGCCTTCCCAAGGTTCTGTGCGTTCTTCGTATTTAAACCCTAAAACTTCTAAACCCTTTACATAAGAATCTGCCCAGTCTTTACGACTGTTAAGATCTCCTTCTACCATGTCAATTATATCATCAGCTAAAATAGATAATGCGTCATCTTCCATTTCTTCTGCAATATTCGCATTAAATCCACCTTTTCCAGTATCACCTCCTGGGATAATAGTGACTTCTACACTACCATCGTCTAACGTGACCATCTCGGGATTTACAATTTCTATCTCTAAAGCATCTTCTTTTTTAGCTGCTTCTTCTATAGGACTAGGGGTTAATGCTTTTTCTACTGCCATTAGTAATATCCACTTCCTCTACGTTTAAAGTATTGAGTCTCCTCTGGCTCATCACTTGGTAGTCTTATAAAACCACCTTGTCTAAATCGCATTAGTGCCATAACAGTTGAGTCAACCAAGTCATCATGACTCATAAATGGAAATCCTGCAATCTCTTCTATAACTTCTTCCGCCCATCTTGTTTCTGGAACCCAACACAATCCTGATGCTACTATATCAGACACAGAATTTAATCTGGCTAATTTATCACCTGATCCTCTGTGTGGTGTATACTCCTGTACTGGTAATCCCATACGCCTCATTTCTTGATAAAGTGCAGTACCTGCACTTTTCTTTTCAACTATAAAAGCATCTGGCTCCCAATCTGCATATTCTTCCATAGCCAGTTCTTTAAGTTCTGGGAACTCCATACGCCTTTTTATACTATTTAGCAATATAATATTATACGCGTCAACCTCTTCGTTAAGAAAAACTCCCCATGTAGTTATTGCCGTATAGTCAGCTCTGTTGTGTTTTTCTGCTGCAGCGTCCAGTGACATGATAACATATTCACATGGTGGAGGGTCATCTTGTACCCATCTTTGCCACCATTCTCTCTTTACAAGTGCGGCTTCTTCAGCGGTTGGTTCTTGCTGATACTGTGCGTTCCATTGGAACACGGGCATAGATGCTTTGGTACGTAGTAATGCGTCTAAATTAAAAAACTCAGGCCACAAAGGTTTTTGTTCTGATTTCTCAGTTTCTTTATTTATAATATCTAATATGGCAGGAAACTCCACAACTTCATATTGATCGGCTTTTTCATTCTGCCCCATATCTTTAGTCACACGCCCTGTCAAATCATCCATGTGCCAACGTGTTTGTATGATAGCCACACGACCCCCTGGCATTAATCTTGTTCGTGCACCATATGTAAACCACTCGTATGCTTTTTCAAATACTCCGAAGTTACCATTGATAACGTCTTGCTCGGAGTGGGGATCATCAACAAGAAGCAAATCAGCACCACGACCAGCAATAGATGAGCCAATACCACACGCATAATACTCTCCTCCCGAATTAGTATTCCATCTTCCCGCTGACTTAGAATCTGCTGCAAGTTGTACAGTAGGGAATATGGCTTGATATTCATCTGTAGAGATTAGATTACGTACTTTTCTACCAAAGTCCACTGCTAAATCTGTAGTGTGTGATACCATCATCACTTTTTTGTTAGGATTCCTACCTAAAAACCATGCAGGAAAAAATATAGACACTAACTGGGACTTACCATGACGTGGTGGTATGTTTACACATATTCTATCTTTTTTGCCTTGTTCTATATCCATTAACATGTTTGCCAGCATTCTGTGATGCTTACCTACAATATAATCTGGCTGCATATGTTTACAAAATGCTATAAGATCGTCGTATATCGTCTTGATTTTCTTACGTTTTCCTAGTTCGTCAACTAATTTATCTATCTCCATGACTTCTTCAGGCGTATATTTATCTAAATTAGCCAACATTACGCTAATTTCGTCTTCAGAAAAGTCAATGATAGCTTCACTCATCTTTAGTTTTCCAAAAATACTCGTCAGTATCCCCTAATCGGGTCATATTTCCATTTTCTACCTGATAATTTATGGTGCTAACCTTAAAATCAGGATCTAATGGCTTCTGCGGGGTCAAAGAATTGTCATAAACCCTCATTCTATTGTTCGGATAGAGGCAAAACTGCCCATTATCTAGTTGTAACAAGTTATGTGACTTGTGTTCTTCAGGAGTTTCGCTTGTGCTGTAATCAATTCCGTTAGCATCTGCATGATAATTGTCTATTGTGCATATATACGAACCTGTCAATGTTCCATGATCTCTGCTTAATATTTGAAAATCCATTGATCCTATAAATTGTTTACAAATAGATACTACACCATAGTCCATACAGTTCCAAAACTGTAAATTTGGTAAACTAAGATCAGGATCAGGTGTTTTAGGTCTGGATAAAAATGCACTTATAGGTAATTTATCAAACAAAGCCCCGTATTGTGGTAGATATGTTTCAAAATAAAACGCTCTACCAGGGATAGACTTGGCTGATACCCATACACCCTCTACAAATTCTCCATGTCCATCTTTTAAATCTCTTAAATATTCTTTTCTAACCCACACTTTCTCTGCTGGCATATTACAAATCAACTCACTCATCCTTTAATCCTAACTCCTTATCAACATCGAATGATTCTCCATCAATTATAACGGGATCTTTATCTCTGTCATCTTCTACTTTTACTAATTTATTTAACTTCGCACGTAACTTCTCTCGTAAATCATCAGTGGATTGATGTGTTACTGTAACTTCAGATTTTTCTGCAAACAAACTAACATCAGACATTTTACCCAAAAGCTCCAAAGCACGTATACGCACTTTAGGATCAGGGTTTTCAGTTTCTAATAATAACTTATTGGTAACAAGATGTCTTATGTGCGTAGCACTCTCAACAACAGACTGCCCAAACTCTTTTAAAATATTGTTTGTTAACACAAGACTAGCAGGAGTAAGTGTAGATGCTTTCTTTGTAGTAACCTTTTTAGATGTGGTTTCGGGATCGTCTGCATACGCAACGGTTAATTTTGCTGCAATATCTTTGTCCTCTTTGGTAGGTTCTAAGTTTAATCCGTGTTTTTCTAGTTCTTTGGCAGTCTCAGCCGCATGCTTTGTCCGTGTCTTTAAGTCCACGGGTGGTAGATTAGGAGAAAACTCAATACCTAACTCAGGTTCTACAGTTATAGTCATACATATTCATCGCAGGTTGTTAACCGATATTTTATATATACATAAAAAATTTTTTTCTGCAAGTAGTTTGGGACTCCAAAGGGGGGGTCTTCCTATATAGAGGGGGGTGGGGGTCGAATCTGAGAATTTTTGCAGTCGTTTGTGCAGATTAGTAATATATAGAAAATATGTATAGATAACATATATAAAGGGGCATGGGGGCATGGTATACCATGAAATAACACGTTTTTGTCTATTTAGCTATATACTAACACGTTAAGATATGGTCTATTAATAATCATCAAGGCAACAAATACAAGAAAAGACCTTGGTTAACTTCTGTTAGTCACTGACTAACAATTTTTGAAAGGGGCATATCATGTCTAAAAAATCTAACGTCTTGGTTAAAGACGAAAACTTAACCAAATTTTTCAAGCATACTAAATCTATTATCAGTGCTGAGAAAAGCACTGAGAGTGCAAATAGATTATTTTGTGCTTGGGCAATCGCTTTGTATCCTAACGTAAAGGCTGACAAAGTTTACCTTAACTTTACTAATCCAAATACTAAGAAATCTAATCTTAGTAAAGATGAGTATAACATTCTTAAAGATACGATTGCTAAAGCTAAGTATAATGCTAAAGATTTCAAGCTTTATAATTGTGCTGACATCACAGAAACATACGGCTTTAAAAAGAAGACCGCATCTTATAAGACTAAGGCTGATCAAAAACGTAAGTTAAGAGCTCAACCTGACAGCATACTTAACAAGATGGTCAATACTTTGGTTAATGCTACTAAGACCAAGAAAAAAGGCGGTAGTAGACAAGGTAGTAAATACGATCAAATTGATAAGTTATTTGCTACGTTAGTTACTAAGCTTAATGCTAATGCAACTGATAAGAGTATCAAATGGTTAGCTAATAATGATCTTGAAAGCATCAAGAAACATATTACTAATGCAAGAGCTTGTATCAGTAAAGCTTAACATCTTAACATGGGGCAATCAATTAAGGTTGCCCCATAATTTTTTAAGGAAATAAAAATGGAAAAGTATATTTTAAATGGTATTGAATATGATAATTATAGACAATACAATCAAGCTTATAATAACTTAATAAGGGAAAACATGATGGCATCTTATAAAAAAGATCTTAAAGATATACCTGTAAGACAGAAACGAATAAGACCAAGCGTAAGATATAGAACAATTAATTACTGTTCTTCATCTGAAAGATGGCATAAAATATTTGCTTATGTATTTGCTTATCTTGGTGGTTTTATTTTATTCTTGATGGCATTTGTTACCTTGTTATTAACTTAATATTTATTGCTCGATCAAATTAATTTTTGGTCGGGCATTTTTTTTGCCCAAAAAAAGAAACCAGTTACTGAAGTCGCATTGAGCCGATCGTATTTTTGTTAGTCAGCCACTAACACGTCACCACATGAAACCAGTTACTGAAGTCGCATTGAGCCAAACACGTTATTATTTGAAACCAGTTACTGAAGTCGCATTGAGCCTATTGTTCGTTTTTTATTATAATGTTCTGCGAATGTTCGGCTAATGTTCGTTTTTTGCAAGTGTTAAACGTACATTATGTTTTGATGGTATATAGTGTTAGTCAGTGACTAACTGTTTAGTTTCTTACTTAGTAGAACTTAGCAAATCTTAGTAAATCTTATTTTTTATATATAATGTTCGTTTTTGTAAATAATACTTAGCAACATTATAAACTACTTTTGAAATGTTCGGAGGTCGTGAGCGTCTCGAGGCAGGTGTCCAATTCTCTAAAAAAACGAACATTAGAACATTACAATATAATCAAGGACTTACACGGATTTGAAAACGAACATTGCAGAACATTACAGTACATCACACGATTTACTACGGGAACACACTACAAGACACACCTACACACGTTCTGAAGAAACTTGACACCATCTGATACTTGTGCTATAATATAAGAACAATCAAGAAAGGTTCTTGATTTCGGCACTTACGCCATAACATAACACGGAGGTATCATATGTCACGTTCTACTAAAAATGTTAGTCAGCCACTAACAAAACGTCGTAAGCCACGACGACAAGAATACAAAAGGCTACCAAAAGGAACCACGTCACACTTCGAGTGGCACGGTGATAAGTTTGTGGAGATTTTCATGATTAACGGTTTCCGTTACGTCAAGCACTTCACACCCGATAACAATACTAACTTTAACCATAGTAACTAAGGAGATACTATTATGAATACATCAAATATTAAAACTGTTAGTCAGCCACTAACAAATACCCCATCAATATCTAGTTCGGCAACACTTGTCGAGTTAGGCATATCAAAGTGGACTGGTCGTAAGCTAGACAAGTCAGCATCAAGAGATGTTGCGTTATCTGCAAATGCAAAAACTGGTGTCGCAAATGTCCACAAGAAATTACTTGGTGATTGTGCAGAACTCAAGGCGATCGATACTGTTGTCGGTGTAGCACGTACTGCACATTACAGTATGACAATGCCGTGGTCAGATACTGGTTTGCGATTGCTCACAACAAAAGCATACTTCAAGTATCACGAAACCATGACCGAGATCCAAGCCTCGTTTGATGATTGTGTTAACACGTTCTTACAAGCATATGATTGGGAGATCACACAAGCACAAGCCAAGCTAGGCGATCTGTTCAATCGTAATGACTATCCAACTACCGACAGTCTATCAAGAAAGTTCGGTTTCAGATTGTCGTATATGCCATTACCCGAGGCAGGCGACTTTCGTTTGGACATCAACAACGAGGCACAAGCCGAGATGAAGAGCCATTACGAAACGTATTACACGACGCAGTTGAACAATGCCATGAACGACATATGGCAACGTGCATACAAGTGTCTATCAAATATGTCCGAGCGATTGGACTATGCAAGTCATGAAAGCAAGAAAGTATTTCGTGATACTCTTGTTAGTAATGTACTCGACATTGTTGACTTACTATCCGTTTGCAATGTCACCAACGATAGTCAGATGGAGGCTATGCGATTAAAACTTGAGGATACACTTCAAGGTGTTACACCTGATGCTCTACGTGAAGACGAGTTTCTACGTGCCGAGACCAAGAAGTCCGTTGACGAAGTTATTAAATCATTACCATCATTAGATATGTAACCAACCGTTAGTCGCTGACTAACACTTTTAAAAGGAGGCTTATGCCATGACTAATCAAGCAATTCAAATGTACTCGCTATCTATTGACGAGACTGTTAACGCCATCGAGACGGCAGGAGAAATGAGGACTATCCTAGTGCAAGGTCACATGGGTACTGGTAAATCATCTATCTTGTCCATACTTGCTGAGAAGTATCCGACCTATGTGCCGTGCTACTTTGACTGCACCACCAAAGACTTGGGCGATATCACAATACCTAACGTGTCCAAGCTAGACAACGGGACTGGGTTTGTGTCGTATCTCACTAACGAAGAACTTGGTGTGCATCACGACAAACCAATCATACTCATGATCGACGAGTATGGTAAGGCAAACCCAGCCGTCAAGAATGCAATGCTACGGCTTATGCTCGAGCGTAAGATTGGTAGCTACAAACTACACAAGGACAGTTTGGTATTTGCTACAACCAATCTTGGAGCAGAGGGCGTTGGCGATCTCATACCACCTCACGGACGTAATCGTATTGTCATGAGTGTGATGAAGAAACCAACCAATCTCGAGTTCATATCCTATGGTGTCAACAAGGGACTTGATCCTACACTACTTGGTTGGTGTAAGGAAAACCCACAGTTGTTCTATTCTTTCGAGGATGTTAAGAACCCCGATGACAACCCATACATCTATCACCCCAAGCAACAACGTACGTCTTTTGTGACACCACGTTCTCTTGAGGCATGTAGTGTGTGGTTGGAGCGACGTGACAAACTCAATGACACTACACTTACTGCTATGCTCATGGGCACGATCGGTGAACGTGGTGCTATGGACTTGATGGCATTTGTCAAACTTGCTGACCAACTACCATCTTTCGAGAGTATCAAGAAAGACCCAAAGAATGCCAAAGTGCCTACGTCTGCATCTGCCGTGTGTATGGTTGTGTATCGCACACTAGCAACTTTGGAGAAAGACTGGATTGATGCTTGGATGGACTACATGGTACGGTTGGACAAAGAGGCACAAGGTATGTTTGCCAATGGTGTACGTGATCCCAAATATACCAAGCAATCTATGGTCATGACCAACAAGAAGTTCACCAAGTGGGCAATGGACAACAACTATATGTTCGCATCGGACAAGAAGTAAACAGTTAGTCGCTGACTAACAGAAAGGTAGAAAAATGTTTATTACAAGTGAACAGTTGACGGAAGAGCAACGTGTGCAGAAAGCCGTCATCTCAATCATGCAAAACCCAAAGTATGTCGCACTCGCAGGCATACTCATGTTGGGTGAACGTGTGGTGGTAGACGCAGATGACTGGCAGTATGGTATGCCTACTGCGTGTACCAATGGCAGAGACGAATGGTATCATCGTGACTTTGTATCCAAGCTAAATGATGCAGAGTTACGGTTTCTCATTCTACATGAGTGCTACCACAAGTTGTACAAACATCTTATCACGTGGGCATGGATACAGAAAGAAGATCCCAACGAGGCAAACATATGCACGGACTTGGTCATCAACTGTAAGATATGTGACGACAACAGAGATGGTTTTGCTACAATGACTGGCGAACTTGCCAGTGGTTGGTATGACCCACAGTATCGTGGCATGGACACTGCTCAGATATACAAACTGCGTAAACAAGACAAGCAGAAACAAGGTGGTGGTCAAGGTCAAGGCGATGGTCAAGGCACTGGTCTCAGTGGTCAAGATGGCAAAAGTGTTAGTCAGCCACTAACACAAAAGTCTATCGACAATCACGATTGGGAGGGGGCAAAGGAGTTGTCCCCCCAAGAGAAGAACGAGTTGGCACGTGACATTGACGAGGCAATACGTCAAGGGGCACTGATTGCAGGCAAGACTGGTTCGGGTGGCGATCGTGACTTGACCGATCTGCTCAAACCACAGATTGACTGGCGAGAAGTGTTGCGTGAGTTTGTCACGACGACATGCACTGGCAACGACTACTCTACGTGGAAACGACCTAACAGACGTTATGTGTCGGCAGGTGTGTATCTACCGAGTGGCATATCCGAGAGGGTGGGCGAACTTGTTATCGCACCCGACACGAGTGGCTCGATCGGTCAGCACGAGTTGGCTAGGTTTCTTACCGAGATCAAATCGATATGCGACACAGTACACCCCGAGAAAGTACGACTACTCTATTGGGACACACAAGTGTGTGGTGACGAGACATACGAGATGCACGAACTCGATGACTTGGTCAAGTCTACCAAACCCAAAGGTGGTGGTGGCACTATGATCGAGTGTGTCCCCGAGTACATTACCAAGCAAGGCATCAAGCCTCAAGCGTGTATTGTCTTGACCGACGGCTATCTTGGTAGCAGTTGGGGTAAGTGGTCGTGTCCATTGTTGTGGTGCATTATCGACAACGAATCAGCCGTGCCCGACGTGGGTACACACGTTCATGTGAAATCAAGGGAGATATAAAATGTCACATAGAATAAAGAACATACTCACCGATGCAGAAGAATTGTTGCATCATCTGTTAACCAACGAGGGCATGACCAATGGTCAAGCTCTCAAGAAGATCAAGCAAGAGCTAGGCGACATAGCGAAAGAACACGCACAGCAACAGCTTATCGAGTGGTGGAGGAACGATCATGGGGTATAGATCAGACGGCACTATTGTCGTTGCGTTCGAGTCCTTGCAAGATATGTATGAGGTACTAGCCGTATATCGGCTAGACCCTCGTGTGCAGAAACTCAATCCGTTTCAGCGACATATCGATGATGACGATGAACGTGGCAACTGGACATTCCACGACTGGGACTTAGATGAGCATACAAAATGTGTTATCATGCGTCTCGATTTCTATGGTTGGAAGTACTATCGAGAATACGAGGACATACAAGCATATGAACATCTAGTTGCAGTATGTAAACAGTTTGCCAACGAGCGAGAAGACTTCTCTTACGCATACAGATTTGTACGTGGAGGCGAAGAAGATGACGACACCGAAGAAGAATGTTATGGGAGCGACACCCCTCTAAGTCAATCGATGGTGGAGAACCTAGAACAAGAACTCGGTGTTCGCATGGTGTGGTCGTTGTACGACGATCTTAACTGTAACACGACACAACAAGACTATTATTTTAACCAAACTGTTAGTCAAGGACTAACAAAAACAACAAAGGAGAAGTAACATGTCAGTATATGATATGCCAAGGCTAGAGACTTTCGGTGCAGTAGCCAAGCACTACAAAATGGTTGACCCAGTTGTCAGCACAAGACACACGTTGGAAGATGACATACGACCCCTGGGCGACAGACGACGTAAGTGGGAACGTGTTAAGAAGTTCTCAGATAATTGCTATGCTCTTTACGATGGCGAGATAGGCGACAACGTACAGTACAACGATTGGCACGGTGCTAACAATCTAGTGCCCTATGATGCACACAAAGCACTCGCACCTATCTTATGGACATTGCAAAGTGATGGCACACAGATACTACGTGTACGTAATGGTTCGGGTAGTAATGCTCATACTGGTAGGTATGCGTTCTTAGATCGAGCGTTGCCTTTGGGGTTCGAGGTTATCATTGACAATGGTAAACAGTTCGTTCGCTACAATGGTGTCAAATACTTTTTACCAAAGAGTGATTTTCATTCGTGGTCATCTAGGAGAAAGTACAAGCACAACCAAACAGACGATAAGAAGTATCTTGAGTTCCAACGTGGACCCGATGATAGGGATTGGAAGATCAAGACAAACTCGTTTGTGTATCTGCCACCACGTAATCTGGTTGACAAGGAACGTAAGAAAAAGTTCAAGCCTGCTATGGACTCTTACTATTCTTGGTTGCTTATCATGGCTCCCATGTTTCGATCACAACTCGAACACGTGCCTTTCTCGTATGATGGTCGTAGCAACGATAGGTATACAGAAAATTCCAATCTTGCTAGGGACAAACGTATGGAGTTACTCGAGTATGCACGTGAAAACAAGTGGGTGTCTGCTGATACACAGATATGGAATTTCAGTTTCGCACCCGAGCATGCACTTGAGGTCATGGAAGACGAGGAACACCCAATGCGTATGCACATGGCATGGGGTTTACTGCATGAGTCTTGCTTGTTCGACGAACACGAGTCAGAACGTAAGAAGTTCAGAAGTAAATACAATCGTTGGGTCAACAAACTTTGTGGGTTCAACAAAACAATCGACAGTAAAGTCGTACACAAAAAGGAGGTAAAGTAATGTCTAATATTAATAAAATAAAAAAATGGCTCATAGATGAAATAGTGTTTCATCAACCCATTGTAGATGGAGATGAAATGCTAACTGATGGGACTAATGACATTTGTATTGGAAGACACGAATGTGCATCTAGTTTACTGGAACAAATAGAGAAATGGGAGAATGAAAATGTCAATAAATGAGGGATACATGAGAGTAGTCGATATTAACGCAAGGGTTGATCTCGAGAAACAACAAGAGGCTAGGGATAAACTAGCCTCCAACTCACACTTGCAGGACTACATGAAAGCGTTACGTGTAGCGTTTCGTGGTATCGTGTTTACACCACACCCACATGATGTGAGGAGGGTATGGGTGCATATGCCCAAAGATCCTTTCTGCTTGGGTTGGATTGGCTACGGTGATTTTCAAACCACTGTCAGTGCAGATAAATTAAGTTATGTTGTGTACTCGAAGAACATATCTAACTGGAAGTATGGTGACTACAATGACCAATACCACATGGCTATGTCAGTCAATCTTAATACTGCCGTTCGTAATGCTAAGAAGTATTTACGCCCACTATCGACTAGTGACATGGCATTAGAAAAGTATAGCGAGATGCTTACACATTCTGAAAAGTCCAAGAGTAAAGCAAGCAATGATGCGTACAATGCTCGTAGTGATATGTTACGTCACAGTGAAACTAAACCAAATGCACTTGTCGAATACATGCGTACACTTGTTAACACGGGTCATGAGTTTACTGACAAAGAGTTGGAGGGCACGTTACTCAATTACTTCAAGTTAGAAAAGGAGTCGATAGAGTTAAAGAACAAGGTAATCAATACAGTCTTTGTGCGTGTGCATGAGCGATTCGGGAAACAAGTCTTTGATGTTGCAACTGTTGTAAAAGACGGATACAGCAACAAGACACAATCTGTTGTTAATTATAACAGAGATAATTTGCCCGAAGATATAATGGGTAAGATCTCTGCTCTCAGCATGGTCGAGAACGGGCACTGGGTTGACGACGTGGGTTATCGTGTTGATGCTACGTTGTTCTACGTTGTTCTTGCAGCCAATGAGTAAGTTAACACAGCCTAACACGTCATACCACGTGAACATATCAGATGATACTGGACTTGTCAGAATTGTATGTTTAGGTATGGAATGTGTTGACACAACATTAAAAGGTAGTTATAGTTCTATAGATAAGTGTCCTTTATGGGTTCAAGAAAAGTTATCTTTGTTGATGATGCTTGAAACTAAAGCGACACTTGATAACATAGGTACTAGGATTGCCGACAACCGATTTGTAATCAACGGCAAGTAGTTTTTGTTAGTCGCTGACTAACAGTTTTGAGGGGTGTCATGCCCCTCGCTACTTGCCGTTGAAACCAGTTTTTTGGGAGGATAAAATGGATAAGTTTAGTAAACGAAGAGCAAGCATAAGAGATTTGCAAAGACAGTTAGCAATAAAAAACTCAAAGAAGACACCACAAGAGTTAGGTATGCACGAGAGGTTTGAAGATGACCCAAAAGCATTGAAAGAAATAGAGTATGGTAGAGTAGTGCGAAAGCCTACAACACCTTTGAGTGGTGGGTCTACACTAGGCACAATAGAGTTTGAGGATAAAAAATGGTCATGACACCCGAGGCGAAAGTCAAAAGGAAAGTTGTAGCACAACTGAAAGAAATGGGAGCATACTACTTTTACCCAGTTACTGGTGGGTATGGTCAAAGTGGTGTGCCCGACGTAGTTGGTTGCTATAAAGGTATATTCTTTGGTATCGAGTGTAAAGCAGGTAGCAACAAGCCTACACCATTGCAGGATAAGAACTTAACAGATATTAAAAAACAGAAAGGGATTGCAGTAGTCATCAACGAGAAGAATGTTGATAATATTCGTGGCATATTTGATGATTATTACAATGGAGTTAAGCAGTGAGAGACTCCTTAAAGTGTGTTGGGAATACATGGCACATATCCACTGCAACAGGGGGAGTTCGCCTCCATTGAAATAGAACTTTGACCTTGTCGTAGAAGTACGTACTACTAGTCCCTTGTGTAATGATATGTCACGTTAAGGGTAAAACTTCCATACCTCATAGAGCGAAGTTTAGGCATATCTTACAAAGGGCATCAATTTTTTAGGAGGAAGACATGGCTACAAGATGGAAAGATGATTTATGTCCAAAGTGCAAGACATACATATGTTTTACAGATGGATACGCAGTTTGTAAGGTTTGCAGATTGTCAATAGACAACTCGCATGTAGAGGAACAACTAGAATTACCACTAGATTTTGAACCCTCAGAAAATCATACATGGAGCAAAAAGCGATGAAGAGCAGAAAAAATAGAATAGATTTATTAGAAGAGGCATCAAACCTAACGAATGGGGATAGGCTAAAAGATTATGGTGACCCAGTAACAAACCATCAGCACATAGCTGACATATTCAATGCTATCACTGGGCATGACTTGACTGCACGTGAGATCGTGTTGGTGCATGAGGCTACAAAGCTGGCTCGAAGGCAGAGGAGTCCAAAGAAGATAGATCATTATGTAGACAATATGGCATATGTCGGTATCGAATATGAATGTGCTATGGCAGAGGAATATGGTGAGTAGGAGAAGTATTTATGAAAGATTTACCACAAAGTATCCAAAGGGATATTAAAATACAAATGGAAGTTCAAGCTAAGTTAGGTAAGAAAACTTACAAAGATATTTGGGTTGGTTGGGGTTGGATAAGCCTAGACAAGAATGGCACTTTAACTTTTAAGGAAGTTAAATAATGGATTTAATTACGTTAGACTTTGAAACTTACTATGATAAAGAATATTCATTGGGTAAGTTGACTACAGAAGAATATGTGCGTGACTCAAGATTTGAAGTTATTGGTATAGGTATTAAGCTAAACGATCAGGATACCGAGTGGGCAAGTGGCACACACAAACAGCTTAAGGAGTATCTACAAAGTTTTCCTTGGGATAATGCTTTAGTTGTAGCACATAACACCATGTTTGATGGTGCTATATTAAGTTGGATATTTGACATACATCCAAAAGTTTATGGCGATACTTTATGTATGGCACGTGCATATCATGGTGTTGAAAGCAGTGGTAGTCTTAGAGCATTAGCACAAAGATATAATATAGGCGAAAAAGGCACGGAAGTAATTGAGGCACTTGGCAAAAACAGATTAGACTTTACTGAAGAAGAACTGGCTAGGTACGGAGATTATTGTATAAACGACGTGGACTTAACTTACGAACTATTAAAGATAATGAGTCGTGGCTTTCCAAAGAAAGAGTTTAAACTAATAGACACAACTTTACGTATGTTTGTAGAGCCAGTATTAGACTTGGACCTGGGGATGTTGGAACAGCATCTCACAGAAACACGTGACAGTAAGGATGAACTGCTGGAAGCGTCAGGTGTGAGTAAAGAAGATTTGATGAGTAACCCGAAGTTTGCAGAGGTTCTTAAATCTATCGGTGTTGAACCACCCATGAAGATAAGTCCTACAACTGGCAAAGAAACATTTGCATTTGCCAAGTCTGATGAAGAATTTAAAGCGTTGCAGACGCACCCCGACGAAAAAGTCCAAGCGTTGGTCAATGCAAGACTAGGAACTAAGTCTACGTTAGAAGAAACACGAACTCAGAGATTTATAGACATAGCCAAACGTGGTCTCCTGCCTGTCCCAGTCAAATATTACGCAGCCCACACTGGCAGATGGGGTGGTGATGACAAGATTAATTTACAGAATCTACCGAGCAGAGGTGTCAATGGTAAGAAACTTAAACGAAGTATCATTGCACCCGAGGGTTACACAATAATAGATGCTGACTCATCACAGATTGAGGCTAGAGTATTGGCTTGGCTCGCAGAACAAGATGATTTAACTGAAGCATTTACTAATGGTGAAGATGTGTACGTTAAGATGGCATCACGTATTTATGATAAAGCAGAAGAAGATATAACAAAAGATGAGAGGTTTGTCGGTAAGACAACCATCTTAGGTGCAGGTTATGGTATGGGTGCTCTGAAGTTTCAATCACAGCTAAAGACGTTTGGATTTGATATGGCAATAGAAGAAGCACGGAGGGTTATAAAAATTTACCGTGAAACTAATTGGAAAATAAACAAGTTGTGGCGTGATGCACAACAGATTCTCGTTTCGTTACATCGTAATGATATGCCGTTTAGTCTTGGTAAAGACAGAGTGTTAGTGACTGTACCCGAAGAAAATGCTATAAAGTTACCATCGGGTTTACTTATGAGATACGAGGACTTGGACTACGATCAAGGTGAGCAAGGTATAGAGTTTCACTATCAGACTAGGCGAGGTCGCACTAGGATATATGGTGGGAAAGTAGTAGAGAATGTTTGTCAAGCTATAGCTAGGTGTATTATTGGAGAACAGATGTTACTAATAAATAAAAGACACCGTGTCGTGTTAACAGTACATGACTCAATAGCAGCATGCGTAAAAAGCGAGGAAGTAGAAGACGCACAAACGTACATAGAGGAGTGTATGAGATGGACACCCGACTGGGCAAAAGGTCTACCCATAGATTGCGAATCGGGCAGTGGTAAAACTTACGGAGATTGTGAGTGAGTATATCACCTTGGTCATACAGCAGAATTAAATCTTTTGAGCAGTGCCCAAAACAATTCTATCATCTTAAAATAGCAAGAGATTACAAAGAGCCATATACTGATGCCATGCGTTATGGCACAGAGGCTCATGCCGTTGCCGAAGATTTTATTAATGATGCCAAGCCGATACCCAAGAAATTTAATTTTATGAAACCAGTTCTTGAGGCTTTGAAAGCAAGAGATGGAGAGAAACACTGTGAGATGAAGATGGGACTCACTAGGGGCCTTGAGCCTTGTAGCTTTTCGTCTAAACAAGTTTGGTGGCGTGGTATAGTTGATCTGGTGATTATAAACGGTGAGAAAGCATGGATCGTAGATTACAAAACAAGTAGATCAGCAAAATATGCAGATAAAGGTCAATTAGAATTAATGGCACTTGCTACTTTTAAATATTTCCCTAAAATAAAAACTATTAATGCAGGGTTATTGTTCGTAGTATCTAATAACTTTATAAAACAAACCTATACAGACGATATGATCCCTGCATTATGGAAAAAATGGTTGGATAGCTATGAACGCATGGAGGTAGCACATAGCAATAATGTTTGGAACGCACACCCAAGTGGACTATGTAAACGACACTGTGTTGTACTTGAGTGCATACATAACGGGAGTAACTAATGGCTTACACTAAATCACCAAGACCTTATAAAAAAGAATATAAGAAACAGAAAGAAAGAGGTGAGCACCCTAATCGCATGGAAAGACAGAGAGCTAGACGTGCTTTGGATAAGAAAGGTGTTAACAGAAAGGGTAAAGACGTTAGTCACAAGAAGATGTTGAGCAAGGGTGGCAAAAACAAAGACGGCTATTTTTTAGAGAGTCCATCTAAAAATAGGAGCAGAAACGGCAAGAAGAAGAAAAAATAAGGCTCTAGGAAGCTCGTACAGCCACGAAACGGGAGTCCCGTGTGTGATTGTACCCTAGAAAAACGACGAAAAACGCAGATTTTATCTGTTGCAACAAGGAGAAAACATTGCAAGTAACACAGCAAAAGTATATCTTTTCGGGTAAATACAAACCATTTAAACATCAACGCAAGACAGCATTATTCTTTACACAACATAAAAAGTCCTTTTGTTTTAACGAACAGGGCACGGGCAAGACGGCTAGTGCAATATGGGCATCAGACTTTCTGATACAACAAGGCAAAGTAAATCGTGTGTTAGTCATATGCCCTCTATCTATTATGGATAGTGCATGGAGAAACGATTTGTTTAGTTTTGCTCCACACAGAACCGTTGCTGTAGCACATGGCGATGCCAAAAAAAGAAAATCCATAATAGAACAAAACACAGATTATGTAATAATAAACTATGATGGTGTAGAGATAGTATCTGAATCTATAAAAAATGGTGGCTTTGATTTAATAATTGTAGACGAGGCTACACATTATAAAAATGCACAGACACGACGCTGGAAGGTCCTCAACAAACTATTATGTGATAACACGTGGCTGTGGATGATGACAGGCACACCTGCAGCTCAGAGTCCAGTAGACGCATACGGACTAGCAAAGATGGTTAACCCTACGGCAGTTCCAAGATATGGCAGTACATTCAGAGATATGGTTATGACAAAGATAACTAACTTTAAATGGATACCAAAAGCAAATGCAACAAGCACAGTACACAGAGTATTACAACCTGCAATAAGATTTACAAAAGACGAGTGTCTTGATTTACCAAACATGACATACGTAAAACGTGCCGTTGAACTTACCCGACAACAAAAGAAATATTACGAACTGTTAAGAAAAAGATTGGTGCTTGATATAACAGGTGAACAGGTAACGGCAGTCAATGCCGCAGTGGGTATGAACAAGTTACTACAGATATCAGCAGGTGCAGTATATACAGATGACGGTGAAACATTAGAGTTTGATATTAAACACAGATATAAAGTATTGAAAGAAGTTATTGACGAGTCCAGTCAAAAGGTTCTTATCTTTGTGCCTTTCAGACATGTAATAGATATATTGACAGATAAGTTACGTAGCGATGGTATATCTACAGAGGTAATCCAAGGCAGCGTGGGTGCAACAGCACGTACAAACATCTTTAGACAATTTCAAGAAGCATCGAATCCACGAGTGTTAGTAATACAGCCAGCATCTGCAGCACACGGTGTCACGTTAACAGCAGCTAACACAGTCATATGGTGGTCCCCCGTCAGTTCGTTAGAAACATATGCACAAGCAAATGCACGTGTACACAGGTCTGGACAAAAACACAAGTGCACTGTCGTCCAGCTACAAGGTTCTGACGCAGAAAAACACGTTTACAGACTATTAGATAGTAGAATAAACATACACACAAAAATTATCGATCTTTACAAAGAAATACTTGACTAAGTAATATATAGCCACTATATATAAAGTATCAGTATCATAAGGGAGAAAAATATGACTGAAAACGACAAAGTGTCGGTAGATAAACTGACTGGAGCTTTCATAAAAATAAGAAACGCACGTGCCGTTTTATCTGCTGAATTTAAAGAAAAGGATGCCAAGCTTGTTGCACAACAAGATAAAATCCGACAAGGACTACTTAACTATTGCACAGAGCAAAATGTTGAGAGTGCTAGAACTTCTGAGGGATCGTTCTTTAGAACGACTAAGACTAAATTTTGGACAAGCGACTGGGAATCCATGTATGAATTTATCATGGAGCACAAAGTCCCTGAGTTTTTCGATAAGCGTCTTAATCAGACTAATGTAAAGCAGTTCCTCGAGGAGAACCCCGATCTGATGCCCAAAGGGTTGAATCAAGATACGGAATATTCAATAGTAGTGAGGAAGAAATAATGGTAGGAAAATACGTACCAATCGAAGATGTGGCGAAGCACTTCTCTGTCTCCATATCGACAATCCGTGCATGGGTTCGTCAACAAGACATACCACAAGATACCTACATAAAAGTGGGTAGCACTTATAGGTTTAATATTGAAGACGTTGCCAATGCACTAACAAAAGCAGAGAAGAAAAAAGAAGAACCTGTGCTCATGGAGGCAGGTGCTGTTAATTTTGATGATGACATATAAGGGAGATTTAGCATGTCAAATAATTTAACTATGAACTATAATATTAGTAATGTAGAGGCAATGTGGCCTAGGATAAACCGTACATATAAGTACGATACAGTTGAGCAAAGGTCAGTTCCTTGTAACCCGACTGATGAGGGATCTGCATACACGTTGCAGTTTCGCATGACAGAAGAGCAAGCAAAGGCTCTGTATAAGCAGATGAAGTTAGCTTATGACTCTAAAAAAGAAGCAAATTGGCCTCAAAAGTTTGTTATGCCATTCAAGAAAGATGAGGATGGTACATATACTCATAAGGCAAAATTAAAAGGTTCTTACGATAATGAACCTACAAGAAAACCTGCACATTATGACGCAAAAGGTGTTAAACTACCTGAAGATTTTATGTTAACAAATGGAAGTATTGTTAACGTGGCTGTAGTTTGTGTGCCATATAATGTGCGTGATAACGGTGTATCATTAAGGTTAAGAGCAGTGCAAGTTGTTGATCTTAAACCTATGAAGGAGGATAATCCGTTTGATGTTGTTGATGGGTTTCAAGTTGATGAGAAAGGTGAAGATAATCCGTTTGATGACGAACCCGTAGAAACACCGAAAAAGGTGGCAAAAAAATCTGCTCCTGCACCAAAAGAAGACGCAGAGGATTTAGCATCTATAGTTGATAATTGGGACGACTAGTCCCTAAGTAACCTGCTCTAGCAGTAGTCTCCTTTCCTACAAATTGTCAGGTTAGGGCAGTAGTCATCACTACCCCTCTTTTTTAGATTTTTCAGGGGGTGGTGGTGGCGATTAACTATATGATGGATGATATGGAAACAGATGTATTTTTAAAAAACGTATTAGCAGACGATGGTCTTTATGCCTTGTTAGCTATACGATCAAGCGACGATCGTAGGGTACAGAAATTTTATCCTACTATTGGACATTTAATTGACGGAGCTGTTGCTTTTGATGCAAAAGGTTACGACTCTTATTTTGGATTAGCCACATATGATAAAGATGGCTCTAGGAAAGCAGATAACGTAAAAGAACTTAAATCTTTTTTTCTTGACTTAGACTGTGGTCCAAGTAAGGACTATGCTAATCAAGGTGATGCTATAGTTGCATTACGTAGGTTCTGCAAAGAATTACAATTACCCAAACCTTTGACTGTAAACTCGGGTAGAGGAGTGCATGTCTACTGGGGTTTAACTGAAAGTGTGGGTAAAGAAAATTGGCTACAAGTTTCGCGGGTGTTGAAAGCTAAGTGTACACAGCATAACTTGTTAGCAGATACGGCTGTGACTGCTGATGTATGTCGTGTATTACGCATACCCAAGACACACAATCATAAAACAGATCCACCCACAGAAGTAACTTTCTTTGGGTTTGATACACCACCACTGGTGGACTTTGACGAATTTGCTGAATTACTTGGCGATGAACCTATACAGATACCTAAAAAGTATGTGCCCAGCGAAAGCAATTTTAACAACGATAAAGAAAGCGTATTCTTAGATATCGTAAATAAAACAAAAGCAGGTAAAGGTTGTGGTCAACTAAAGAATATAATTAAGAACCAACAAGAGATAAGTGAGCCTTTATGGAGAGCAGGTTTATCTATAGCTAAATACTGTATAGATGGAAAAGAAGCTACGCATATAGTCTCTAGGCATCACTCAGACTACACACCAGAAGATACTAACAGGAAAGTAGAAGCCATAAAAGGCCCGTATTTGTGTAATACATTTGATGAGTATAGTCCTGATATATGTACTAGTTGTCCTCATTGGGGTAAGATAAAATCTCCCATAGTTCTTGGGCAAAGAATAAGAGAAGCAACAGAAGAAGATAACGTAGTGGAAGCACCTGCAATAAATCTACCGAACTCTCCGACAAACATATACACAATACCTGCATATCCACGACCATATTTTAGAGGTGCAAACGGAGGAGTATATATAAGGACTCGTAATGCAGACGGAGATCCTGATGAGAAAGTTATATATCACAATGATTTATACGTAGTTAGAAGACTGCGTGATGTAGAGATTGGTGAGGCTATCGTTATGCGATTGCATCTACCGAAAGACGGAGTAAGAGAGTTTACTCTACCACTAACTGCTGTTACATCTAGGGAGGAGTTTAGAAAGTATATGTCCATGCAAGGTGTAGCAGTTACAAGAATGGATGAGCTAATGCAGTACACAACAACATGGGTCAACGAGTTACAAGCCAACAGTGTCGCAGATCAAGCACATAGACAGTTTGGTTGGACTGGTGAAGATTGTGAGTCTTTCATACTTGGCAATCAAGAAATATTTAAAGATAAAGTTGAATTTAATCCTCCATCTACACAGACAGCAGGATTGTTCCCGTCTTTTGAGCCACGAGGCACTATGGAAGATTGGAAGAAAGCCATAAATTTTTACAACAAAGATGGGTTTGAATTACATCAGTTTGTAGTCGGCACGTCGTTTGGCTCTCCGTTAATGCAGTTCTCACCAATAAACTGTGCAGGATTGCACATATACAGTAAAGACTCGGGCGTTGGTAAGACTACAGCTATGTCTGCCGCTGTGTCTGTTTGGGGTAGACCTGATGATTTAATAATACATGAAAGAGATACGTTTAACACCAAGATGAACAGAGGTGAGATATATCATAACTTACCATTATATATGGATGAGTTGACTAACACACATGGGCGAGAACTAAGTAATATAGCTTATCAACTGACGGGTGGTAGACAACGAGGTCGTATGGCTAGTGGTAGTAATACAGAAAGACATAGAGGAGAGGCGTGGAGATTACTTGCAGTTACCACTGGTAATACAAGCATGATAGAGAGAATAAGTATAATAAAAGCCATGCCAAAAGCAGAGGCACAAAGAATATTAGAGTGTCGTGTAAAGCGTATGCACTTTGAAACAAAAGAAGAAACAGACGTGTTTAGCACTGCTCTGCAAGAAAACTACGGACACGCAGGTAAAGAGTATGTCCAATACCTGATGAGCAATATATCTTCTGTTAAGAAGTTACTAGGAGAAATACAACAGCGTGTGGATAAAAAAGCAGGTCTTACAGCAGAGAATAGATTTTGGTCTATTTTAGTATCAGCAACAGTCACTGGAGTTATGATAGCTAACAAGCTAGGTTTGGTAGATTACGACCCGAAAAAAGTATTTGACTGGGGTGTATCACAACTGTTAGAGAACAAACGCCAAGTGGCAGACATGAATGTGTCGGTTGAAGAAGTGCTTAATGATTTTATACACGAACACTGGAGTAATGTACTGTGGATAAAAAGCACTGACGATTTACGTAAACAACAAGACATAGATAAAGACTCTTTGATTATACCCGAAGCTGTGCCGAGAGGTAAGTTAGTTGCACGATACGAAACAGATTTAAAACGTGCATATTTATTACCAAAGCCTTTGAAGTCTTGGTGTGGCGATCAGCAGATAAATTATAATTCTTTTGTGCATGACCTTACAACTAAGCTAAATGCAAGAAGATCTAAGATAAGATTAAGTAAAGGCACACACATGAATTTGCCTCCAGCCGACGTTATAGTTGTAGATTGTTCTGTAGAGAAACTAAATGGCAATACTGAAGAAGTATGATTTAAACCCTGATGGGGTGCGTATAGTAGTCAACTGGGATGACATGGTAATAGGTTCCTCTGTGTTTATCCTCTCGATTAACGTCCAAGAAGCACTGAGTCAAATCAAAAATGTGATGAATGATAAAGGTTGGGAATATCAAATGCAAATACGTGTAGAGGATGAAAAACTAGGTGTACGTGTTTGGCGATTGACTTAAATATCACCCCAATATTCGTTACTATATTCTAATAATGCTTGTCTCATTTTTGGACTTAGTGTGACACCATTATGCATTTTAGCTGATGATAGATAGTGCATTTTCATTGATCTTAGTATGCTTTCACCATTTATACTGTGTTGTGGGTGTCTATCATTAAATTTATACATTTCTTCTAATATATCATCGACATCATCACCCATACGTGTAGCAACATAAAATCTTTTTAATAATTTAGTTCGTCGCTCGTTTACAGCTCTATCTATTTTCTTAAGTTGTTGATTTTGCTCTTGTTTAAACGTGTATTCGGTAGGAGGAAAACCTATAATCTGACTGACTAAACCTCCTGTGGTTATATCATCATGTATCACGTCACCTCGTCTTGTTAATATACCTTCGTCTCTTGGATATCTATATGCACCTTTGTATATATTACGAAATGCGGCTGGTAGCATGGCTTCTATACCACGTTCTATGTTACCCTCGTTTACATCTTTTATACCTCTACTAAAGGATTGTGACACACTCCAAGCAGGACCTCCTATAATACTTAATAATAAATCTGCATCAGAAGCGTCATCATTGTATGGGTTATCTCTAAACAATAAATTAGATAGACCAACACGTGTAGATATATCTGTGCCAAATAATGCACTTATAGGTCCTTTGTAGGCAAACTCACCTATGTGTTTACGTAATATTGTTTCAGCGTCATCTTCTTCGTCATCTAAGAATAAATTGGCAAGCATCATAACAGAGCCGATCAGAGGTAATCCTGAAGCACCTGCTAGTAACGTGGAGGATAACACGATACCGTATAGTTGCTTTCTAGCCGCTTTTTTAACTTCGGCTGTCTCACCTTTTAGTGCAGTATCTAACGTCTTAAACATAGTATAATACATCTGTATGCCGTATGACTTATACATAAGAGCCACACGACCTATGCCTTGCTGTGCTATTCTAGGTGCAGTAGATAGTGTAGCACCTCCGTTCATTTCTTGTGATTGATATATAGCTTGTTTCGCGGCTAGTTTTCTTTTCTCAGCTAGACTTAGTTTCTTTTCTTTAGCAGTAGGATTCTTCTCCATACGTGCAAGTTCTAGCCTGTATGTGGCTGTCATAGCCACTTGTCTGTTATATCGCTCGACCTGATGAAAAGAAAAAGCAGAGTATGCGTTAGCTTTATCCCATATGCTTCTTGTGCGACCTGCTTGTTCTATAGCTAATGTATCATAGTATAAAGAACGGTTTAAACCACCACGTTTGCTAGCTTCTTCTACAAGAGTTTTAAGGTCGTTTTCTATAAATTCTCTTTTTTCTTTCTTCATCTTAGATAAGTCTATGTCTTTTCTAAGCTCTAATTCACCGTTAGCATTAGCCTCAAAATAGTTATCTATAGACGGCATACCACTAGCACTTACTTTATCTTTGGACATATCTACACGTGATAGCTTACGACTAAATCCACTAGATGTAATTATACCTGATGCAAAGCCTATAGAACCTATAGCAGACCCTACGCCAGCATATTTACCACCTAGTATAGGAACCATCATAAGTGGTATTTGCGATAAGTTAACGATCGCAGATGACAAGTTAAATCCGATAGTGCCTAAGAACGCCACTCTGTTTGCGTTCCCTGCTAGTTGTTGCCTGAAGTCAACAGGTGGGTTACGTGCAAACTGTGCTCTTTCTAATAATTCATTAAGTACTAACAATCCATTCTCGTCACTACCAGCTTTCTTCCAGTCGCTACGTAACTGATCTTCTAACCCTCGTATTTGATTGCTGTAATCTAAACGCACAACCTGTCTTGATAAATCGTATGCCTTAGTTCTAAAAGCATCAAAAGCATCTTCTTGGAATCCTAAGAAATCTTCACGTTTTTGCATGGATTTAGCAAAAGATGTTTCAGGTAACCCTGATATAAATAAAGATATTAACTCTTCTCTTGTTGAATTATATGCGTCTTGTTCTTTTTTACTTGGCTTTGCAGGTTGATTCTTTTGTAGTACACCAAGCATTTCAGCCATAAGCCCTGAAGAAGGTGCTGATCCAGTTTTAATAACTTGATCTAAATTCATGTAGGCTACAGGTTTAGTTTTGACTCTTGGATCTGTTGCTAACTCTGCTATACGAGCATCTCTAGCACTTTTGGTTTCAAACGCCTCATATACTTGTTCTGTTGAGTTTGTTCTAGCGTTAAATGCCTCATAAGCAAGCCATTTATCACCTTTACGTGTTAACGGAAAGTATGGTTCTATTTTTTCATCTTTAAATAACTCTGCAAATATTTTATTTTTTATTGCTTTAGCTTCTTTCTTATCAGCAACAATAGAATCAATTTTTCTACCTACTACACCCTCTAAGTCTTTATATATCTTTGAATATACATCTCTCATCTCTGTGTATACTTCTTTACCACTTGGTCCAACACTTGTTAACAATGTGTTTAATTCATCCCATATTACCTGCATATCTCTTGGTGTGGTTTCGTCAGTTTTCTTGTTTTTATAAAATGATCTAGGCTTGGTAGGGTCTACCCTGTCTAACGTGCTGATGTATACAAGTTTGTTAAAGGTATCTACCTTTGTAGGATTCTTGTTTATCCAGTTATCAAATACTTTTAATGTTGCATCTATTCTTTCATCCATCTTGTTAGTTTCACCAACCAAACCCTCTATTGTTTGACGTAACCTGATGGCAGTGCCCTGCATTTTAAATTTAGCGGCTATATCTGTAACTGCTTGTAAAGGCAAACTAAATAAACCAAATGTTTTTGTTTTCTTACCTATCTCTGCATCTGTTACTAAGTCTGCGATTCTATTAATAAAACCCTTTTTAGCATCTGCTGAGTTATCTACACTATTGGCTCTGTTTGATAAGAATGTAGCCAGATCTTCTACTTGTCCTATCATAGAAGAGGCTGTTAAATCACCTGTAGACCTTGTTCCTGGCGTTGGGGCTAACATACCATCCACTAACAAGTCTACCTGTGTTAAGGCAGAGCCCTCTGGGGCCCTAGCTGGCAAGCGAAATATCTTACGTAAAAAGTTACCAACAGAGTTTACGAACCTCTCTAATGCACTAAGTGGTTGACCTTTAGGATTTATACCAGCTAGTTCTTGTCTAAATTTAGGATTACTCATGGCTTCAGCCACAAAGTCCTGCACAGATCCAGCCCCGTATGCAGTACCTAACATATCTTTAGTGTCATTAAACAAAGCTGTTATCTGTTTGGTAAGTGGGTGTGATTTTTTCTTTAATGTCTTTTGTGTAACAGCATGCGTAGCCTCGTGCAATAGAGTATGTATATTGATACCAGTGTCACTGTCTAATGTTATAGTGTCAGTATCAACACTATACATACCTGCTATTTGTGATTTTGAATCATTAATTAATGTCTTTTTAGTAGTTAGTTTTGTATCACCTAGATTATTTACGAGTGCAGATGCTATCTTAGATACAAACGGACTGCCTGTAGTATTCTGTAATTCTTTTAATGCACCTTTTAAATCACCTTGTTTTATTTGTTTCGTCACAGCAGGATTTATAGGAGAGTCTAAGCCCTCTACTGCGGAAACAAGTAAAAGTTCTTCTGTTTCTATAGAGGCAATTTTTGCATCAACTCCTTGCTCGAGTGCGTCAAAATCAAGTGTAGGTCTTTTTTCTATAAGTTTTATATATTCTGCTTCTGATAAATTAGCTGTGCTTAATCTACCCTCTCTTGCTAACTTGTTTATCTCTCTGGTAGACATTTTATCAAACCCAGCGAAAGTTGGAGCCAAGCTTTTTAGTCTTAGATTTGCAATTCTTTTAGCTTTCTTTTCTTTAAACTTCTTTGTTCTATCCTTAAGATTTTGTTTAAAAGCCATATCTGGGTTGTTGACTACATCAGAAAAACTAGTTCTTACAAAATCTTTTGCCTCTTCCTTTGTCTTTTCAACTTCTTTTTCTGCTTTTCTTTGCGATACTTTTCTTTGATAGTCTATAAAAGCTGCTTTTGATATTGTTCTTTTCTTTGTACCTACACCATAAAGTTCTTCTAATACTTCTTTTAACTTACCTTTATTTTTCAATTCTTGGTTTAAAGATTTTGTTCTACGAGTAAGTCTATTCTCTGCCAAGGTTTCTTCTCGTTTTAACTGTCTTTGAGTATCTATATAATCTTGAACAAAGGTTTTCGTTTTGGTGTCCATGTTTTTATTCATCCACCTAAGAAGATTCTCACTAGTCCTTCCGTTTATACCTTCAAAAAATTGTTTTTCTGCTCTTGTTATACCTTTTGTCTGTTCAGTTACTACTGGAGTTGGGAACACACTCTCATAACCAGCCACAATAAAAGCATCTAATGGTCGTTCAAATTTACTAAGAAATTGTTTAGCTTCTCTATTTTGTTTATTTTCTGGTTTGTCTTTATCTCTACCACTTTGTTCTGGTATAGTGGCTAACAACAATCTTTTAACTTTAGTTTTTTCTTCAACATTCATAGGATCTTTTCTATCAGGCACTATCTCTTTGTATTTTTCACCGAGACTTTTAGTCATAGTGCTCCAATTTTGAAGACCAGCAGTCTTTTTATTTATATTTGTTATCTCTTCATCTATACGTTTTTGTGATTCTTCTTGAGTAATTTTTGGCTCAAACTGTGGTGCAGTGCCTTTTACAGTTTTTTTATCTTTAAGATCTTGCTCAAATTTTGCTGCGGCTCTGTCTATATCAACTTTACGTGCCGCTGCTTCTTCTTGTTTCTTTTTGTCGGATACTAACTTTATTTCTTGCTTATATTGTGTCTGTGTAAGCCCAAGACCTTTTTCATAGCTATCTTCAAATATTTGTTTTTGTGATATACCTTTATCTAAATCAGCACGTATGGATTCTTGTAAGTTAGCTCCTATCTTGCTTTCTAATGGTTTAGTATCTTCTGTTAACTTCTTTTCAGGTGTTTGTAACTCAGGACGCGCAGCTGTATCGACTTCAGCATCTGTGTCTTTTACTGTGTCTTCAGTAGCAACGTCTTCAGTCACGGTAGCACCGAACCCTGCGGGTGGTGGTGGGGCAGGCTTATCTAGTCCTAGCTTCTTAGTTATTCTTTCTTCTAATTTTAATCTTTCTTCGTCTGTTTCTTTTACAGGTGCAGGTTTAGTTTCTTCTGCAAAAGGATCTATTTCTTCAGGCACTGTTGCTTTGGCTTCTACTATTTCTTCTCTAGGTAATGGACCTTGTACCTCTTTTTCACCTTCAGGGCGTGGTCCTACTAATGGACTAGGAGCTGTTGAAACTGCTTCTTCTTCAGGTGGAGCGTCATCTCTACGACCTCTACCTCTAGGAGTAACAAGCTCCATGACTGTTTGTACAAATCCACCAACTCCTGCACCTATGGCAAACTGCTCTCCAGTGCCTTGAAATGCGCCTCTTTCTGGGTTGTATATACCTTTTTCAATAAGATTTTGTCCTACACCTGCAACAAATTCTTGTGCACCTTCAAGACCAGCCTCTTGAAATATACGTTTAGCTGATGCAACAATACCATCTGCAGCTTCGCCACCAACAGCTTTTCTAAATTTATTTAATATGCTAATAGGAGATATAAGTTCTGTAGCACCTACACCTGCACCAAGTAAAGATGCAATCCCACGCTCTTCTTCTGTAGCACCACCTTCACGTGCACGTTCACTAGCCTCACCTGCACCAGCACCCACAGCTAAACTACCTGCAAGAGGTAAACCAACAACGGGTATAGCTGCTGATCCTAATATACCAAGAAACGATCCTACACCTTCACCTAGTTTACGACCTACTAAGTCCTCTGACCCTGCATCAGCAGCAAAAAACTCTTGCACAGGATCAGCAAAGTCTTGTATTTTCTCACGTAATTTAGATTCTGTTTCTTCTGCAAAGGGTGTAATAGCACCAAGAGCAGCACTTTCGAGTAATCCTGCAGCACCACCACCTAAACCTTTTAAAAATTCTTCTAACTGGTCGGGTGTTATATCGTCAAGAAACCCACCATCATCTTCTTTAGGCTCTTCAGGCACAGCATTTATTCGTGCCATTTCGTCTTGATATTCTTTTTCAATTCTAGCTAATTCTGCTTCTTCGTCTATATCTGTGGGTGTGCTATCACGTAGCTCTTTATAGGCAGCTACAACTGTTTCAAAATCTGCAGTGCCTTTTTTATCTTCGTTAGCTACTATCCATTCTGCTAATTGTTCTTGTGTAGCCATAACGACCCTATTTACCTATGATGGCGTCAGCTTTTTTCTGTGTTTCAGATATACCACCAGCTCTATTACTTGCCCCAGTTGTAGCTGTTTTTAAAGCATCTCTAAATGGTTTTGCTTTTAATTTTATACTATCTTGTAATTTTTTAATATCTGCTGCTAATTTATCATCTATTAATTTGTCTTTTGCAGCTTTATCTGAACCAAAATTAGAAGCTTTTTCTTTTGTTGCTGCATCTCTTAAAGATTTTATACCCTTTGCTTCTGCATTTTCATAAAGCTGTACCATCTTAGTATTGCCTGTTATAATATTTCCTGTGGCTAATATTTCGTTACGTTGTTTATTTATATCATTTAAGTCTTTTTTCAATGTTGCTGTTACAGCATTATTAGATATTTGAGCTACAAGTTTATCAGCTTCTAAAGCTCCTGTCTTTTCGCTAGCTGTTAGTGATGTGCCTGATGCAACACCTTGTTTCTTAGCTCCTAATGCGTCTTGGAAAGCAGCTTTCTTCAAGGTTTGTGTTCTATTGGCTTCATCCATAAACAACTTGTTTAAAGCATCAAACTCACTTCTTCGTAACTTTTCTTGTGCTCTCTGTGCGTTTATACCTGCAAGACCTGATGTTCTAAATGCTTCACCTGGGGTTGCTCCTCTAGCACCTAGTAGTGTTTGCAATAATCTATCTGTCTGTAATCTGTCAGGGTCCATCATATTTGCTCGCATATCAGTGCGTTCTTTTAACATTTTACTTATAAATGCTTGTTCTGCAGGGGTACGTGCTGCAAAATCTACAGCTTTTTGTGGATCTTGATTTATTAAATCAGATATACCACCCTTAACTTGTTTGTTAAAGGCATCATCCATTGCAAATTTACCTGCATCAAATGCACTTGTCGCTGCAGGTATACCAGCACTCTTGTCTTGTGCGAGATCATCTACTGGCACTACAGGTTTTTTCTCGTCAACAACGGGAGGTTTAACGTCTGGTTTAATATTTTGTTTTCTTAATGCTTCTTGTAAACCTACATCGACCTTTGGTTGTAGTTGAGCTATACCTGTCTGTGTATCTTTATCTTTATCTTTTGCTTTTGTAAATCTTGGTTTTGTAAGAAACTCTGAACCAAATGCTGGTGGAGATTCTGAAGCTTTTTTTATTAACGCATTTAATTCTTCTTTCGATTTATCTACCCCTATAGTCTTAAGAATATTTGCAGGAAGTAGCGCATTACCAGTTTGAGCTACTTTTTTTGCATATCGCATAAGGTAAGAATCACCTTCTTTTTCTTGTATAGCTTCTAAATCTTTTTTCTTTAGTCCTGTGGCTAAAGATTTTATCATGTACCAAGCATCGTCTAATATACTACTACTATTTTTACTTTCTACTTCTTTACCTTCTTTAAACCCTACAATGCCACCATCTGCTAGTTTTGTCATGTTAGGTGCAGGTGCTCCAGATACCCCTGCAGAGGCTAGCCTATTCACATTTGCTTGTGTTTGAGCTTGTTTATTTTCTAACGCACCCTTAACACCTTCTGCCATATCAGCAGTATTTTTTCTTACTTCACCTTCGACCTGCTCTAATATGGTCCCAGGCGTTTGTTGTTGCTTTAATAATAAACCTCTTTTAATGGCATCCTGCTCTTTTCTAATCATATTCAAAGCAAGAAGATCAAACAAATCTTGTTTTTGCATGTATCTTTGTTGTAACGCTGCAGGGTTACCTTCAAAAGCTTTAGCTGTGTCTGATACTATATTTTCTATTCCTACTGCCATAGTATAGTCCCTTATGTGTTTGCACCACCAAGTGTGCCTGTATTTATATTGTAATCACCTATCATAGCATCTTCGTCATCTAACTGCTCACCTGCAGTTAAGATAGAGCCTGGGGCAACGGCTGGATTATTACTCGTACCACCAAATATGGTTTCATATAACTGACCTATACCACCTGCTGTGTTCATCAATGATGTCAATGCAGACGGCTGTTGGTATGTGTATGATTGTGCAGCCAAAGGTAGACCTTGTAGTAGTGATTGCATATATTGTACTTGTTTGTATGGAAAATCTCTTTCTTCTTCAAACTGTGCCCTATCGGCTGCAATACCCTCAGACTCAATACTACGCTGTAATCCGCCTATATCTGCCTGTTTAAGTAACGTACCTAATCCGTACTGATTTACCATGTCTTGTGCAGCTTTTCTTCTATTTTCTTCTACGTTAAACTGTTGCATGGCTTTATCAAAAGCATTTGCATAGCCTGTGCCTGTAATACTAGCTATTCTATCTAATAACGCACGATTGCCTTCAGCTTCCATAACACCTTGCCTAGAACCACCGAATGCACCTGCTCTAGTTAATCTACCTGCATCTCGTACTCTTTGTATATCTGCTTGCCTTCTCGCAGCATCTATTTGTGGCTGTAAGGCTGCCTCTAAAAACGGATTCATAAACTTTTGAGCTGTGCCTGCTTCTGTAAAACTTGTTGGTGTAAACGCACCCATCTGTTCTGTAGGTATTGTTAGCCCTGCTAAACCACTAAATGCCTTACTTTGTAGATCAGACTGTCCTGCTGTAAGAGGTCCTTGGTATGCTTGATATGGCATACTTGCAAGTGCCTGACCTCTGCCAAGCATTTCTGTAACATAAGGTCCTACATAGTTAGAAAGAGCTGATTCTGTTCCTATCTGTTTACCTGTAGTATCTCCAGTATTGGCTGTGCTCAATGGTGCTAAAGGATCTACTGCCATAACTAAGCCCTCCTCGTTGACATCATTTTATTAGGGTCTATAGCAGGAGCTTGTTTAGTAGTCCCTGTTCTAGCTTGTCTTACTCTATCCATCATTGCGTATAAATTTTTTGCCCCTGCATCAGAGTTACCATTACCTAACCCACTAACGACATCCGCAGGTACAACAAACTCCCCACCACTTAGTGCGGCTGGATCTTTTCTATCTATCATTGCAGGTATTTCATCTGACATACCATCTGTTGTGCTTCTAAGAAATCTAGGTGGAGCCATACCTGCTATGCCACCTGCAGCCATAGGCTGTACTGGAGGAATCATAGGCATACCTGCTCTTGTTTGTCGTGCTGGATTAGCTAAATTAGCTGCCTGTAGAGCGGCTGCAGCTCCACTAGTATCACCACCATCAAATCTTACATCTGTAAAATAACGTTGACCTGCACTTCCTGGCCTTCTAGCTGCATCAAATGTCCCAGGGACCTGCATGCGTGAAGCAGTGTATGAAGGTATTTTACCTTGATAGCCAGTCATTTGAGGGCTACCACCACCAAATATCCTTGTTAATACGTTATCATCACCTAAAACACCTGCAGACCCTAACAAACTACCTATGCCACCTACAGCAGCGGCTACTTTAGTACCACTAATATTGCCTTTACTATCTGTAAATACAGAACCTATGTCTTCAAGTAATCCTGTGCCTTGATCGTCATCATCACTAAAATCAACATCTGTTATGTAGTCATAGGCACTGCTACCTAAACCTGTAATAGTGTCCCAAAAGTTAGTTGCCATTAGCTATCTCCTATGAGCTTTAATAATTTATCATTAATATTGAGCACTTGTCCACCTTTTTGGTATGGTGTTTGATAAAAACTTTCTTGTCCTGCATCTCTAAAAATACTTTTAAAATCGTAAGGCGTACCAATCTGAGCAAGTGGGGACTCTTTTACCTCTACTGCTTGTGGTTGTAGAGCACCGTATAATTGTTGCACATTCTGTAATTGCCTCTGCTGTTGTGCTCTTTTTGCAGCAGCTTTTTTAGCTGCTTCTTCTTTAGCTGCTGTAGCTGCAGCTTGTTGTTTAAATTGTTCGTCTATAAATGCTTGTGTTTCGTCGATTTTAGTATCATATGTAGTGCCTAAATCTGTAATATCACGGTATAAACCTGTGGCAACGTCGCCTGTGTTAACATCAGCAGGAGCACCTATGAGAGATGTAAGAGCATCAGTCTTTTTACCTACTGCATCTATATCTCCAGTAAGAGCAGTTCTTAAAGCATCTGTTTCTGTTTTTTGTCCAGCTAATAATTTTTCTAATTCTGCTTGTTGCGTTCCTATTGCACCTAAACCTGCAAGTTGAGCTTCTTCACGTTTTTTAGCCTCTGTTTCATAAGTATTTATTAACTCTACCAGTGCATTATACTGTGCAGTAGGTAAGTTTTCTGTTATATCTGCTTCTAAATTGTAATCTACACCAGTTTGACCCACTAATGCTTCAATATCTTGTTCTGTGGGGTTTTCTAATCCTGCAGCCTTATAAGCATTTATTACTTCCGATCTGTCTGTAAACCTTTCATCCACATAATTTGTAATCTGATTTATAGAATCTGCATCACTTACGTTACCTGTAAGATAACTTATATCTGGAGTTGCAACCTTAAAATTAGGGTTTATTTCTTTTATTTTATCCCGTACTTCGCCAGTTGTTTGATACTGTGTAGGGGCTATAAAGTTAAATATTTCTGTCTTTTTTGCGTCATTTACGTTAGATGCAGATAAAAACTCGTTTGCCTGTGTTATATATTTTTCTTTGTTTTCTTCTGGTGCATTTTCTGCGTTATTTATTATTGATTCAAGACCAGGGTTAAAAGTAGATATAGTATTTAATTTTAAATCATTTGTTTGTCTTTTAACAAATTTAGGATTATAATCGTCAACTTGATACGCATTATTGTTTAGTCCGAACAACTCACTTGTTTTTATTAGTGTATTATATTGTTCATTATCAGTGCTATCACTAAATTTGTATTGTTGATAATTAGTAAATTCATCTACAAACGTGTTTTCAGGTATATCTTTAAGTTTATCTAGTGCAGGAGCGGGTATATCACTAAGTTCGTTACTTGAAAACAACCCGTCAAAATCTGCATCGTTTAAAGCTTGACCTAAAAGATAGGCGGTAGCTCCACTATAAGTTATATTTTCTATAGCGTTGTTAGATAAAGTAGTTGCACCACCAGAAGACTTTACTTTTTTGTTTATATCTGTGGCTACTCTTTCAAATTTATTACCAAATTCTTTGGATTTTTTAGCTCCCACTTTACCTGATAGATTTTTAGTTATAGAGTCACCAACTTCTTTTATTGTTTTACCAAATTTAAGTGCAGTAGCACCTGTAAAAAGCCCTAGTGCAGGTTCTACAACTTTATCTAATAATAACACATCAGGGATGTTTAATACCCCATCAAACACTACTCCTACTTTATCTAAAGCCGTAGGGGCTGCCTCAAATGCGTTATCAAATAAAGTAATATTTTGTTTGTATGCGTCTGTGTTTTGATCTTCAGCGAGTTTTATAATATTATCTGTAAATTTAGCTACAGTATCTGATATAGGACCTCTATCCTCTTCAGGTAAAGTAGACGCAAGAAGTTTACCTGCTGGACCACCAATATACTCTAATAACCCTGTGCCATACTCTAATACATTATTTACAGAATCTACGGCTTCAGGTATAGCTTTTGCTAAACTAACAGCAGTATTTTTATACCATGCAGATTTGTCATCTTCATTTACATAAGCTACATTTGTAAATTTTTCTGCGTTTTTAGCAAGATTGTATATATCTTTACCTTTTTGTTGATTGAGATACGCACCTGCTTCATCATCAAACGTAGATATAAATTTTAAATGTTCTTCAGGATATAACTCCTCCATGCTATCAAATGTAAAAGATCTGTCGTCTTCTGCAACAACCTGATTTGTGTCTGTATTAACAGTTTCAAACCTTTGATTTTCTGCATTAAATCTTTCTATTACTAGACCACCAACATCATTACTCCATTTAGGGTCAGCTTCAGCTACATTGTCATAATCTTCCCAAAATAGCTGTCCTGTTTCATCAACACTTAATGTAACATTTCCATCTATAATATCTGTAGCATTTACTTTACTAGAATCTATATTTTCACTGTTAATATCTATAGATTGTGTTATCAGGTCTTTAATAAGATTATTATGTCTGTCTTTCTTAACTTTTTGTTCATATTGTTTGGTATTTACGGCTAATTCAGCGTCTTTACCCACAGTAAGCCAATGATAATACGGATCAATAACTTCACCTGTTTCACCTGCATCCTCTAATCCATTTGCTTTTATATACTCTTCTTCATTAAATGCGCCACCTGTCATACTATTAACAAACGCTTTATTTACAGCATTATAACTAGGTATTAATGAATCATCTAACTTATCAGCTTTAGATGTTAAACTGTCTCTTAGTGCAATATACTCATCTCCAGCTTTTTTATATTTAGTAGCTAACGTATTTGCTTCTTCTGTATATTTTTCAAGTAAAGGTGTATATTTTTCTTCATAATCTTTGTCTAATTGCACAGCATACGCATTATATGCCTTTATTTTATCGTTATAAGCATCAGAATTTCTTTGCGTAGGAGATGCTTCAAAATCTATTTTAGCCTGATCCATTTCTGCTTTTAACCTAGCACGTTCATCAAAACGTGGTATCAACTCTTCACGTGTATTATTGTAGTTTGTAACTGCTGTTTCGTATTCGGCAGCTAAAAGATCAACTTCGCTAGCTTTTGTTTCTGTTTCTTTATATTTACCAGTCACTTCATCAATAGTTCTTCTTGCAACTGTGTCAAAATTATTAATAAGTTCTACTGCCGCAGACTGTGCTATAGACATCAAAGCAGCCTCTGTAATATTACCACCATTTATTGCTGCAGATGTTGTTCTTATTACACCGTTTGTTATCGCAGCTATTTGAGCATCGCTAGGGTCATAATCAGCTCTATTTAAATATTGCTGTACTGTTTTTGTGGTTACTGTTGCTTGTAATATAGCATTTGACATAACTTCTTGTGTTATATCTTTTCCTGTTAACATAGCCGTTACTTGAGCTTCTACCACAGCCAAAGCCGCTGCAGGTATAGGATCTGGTGCTGGTGCAGGGGCTCCTGCATCTCCTATTGTAGCAGGGTCATCCCCAACAACACTACCCCCTTCGTCTTGTATGGCAACATTAGACCTAACTTGAGCCATAGCTGAACTTACACCTGCTCGTACTCCACCAGTTATAGCAGCCTGCACAGGGTCTTGTCCTAATATAACAGCTGATGTAGCCGCAGTTGTCGCTCCAGCAGCAACAGAACCTGCCATCGTACTACCTGTTTGTGTAGCAACCGACGATCCAACTTTGTTACCTACTTGTGGACTAACTTGTTGTATTACATATGCTTTAGCACTTGCTTCTAATACATCTCCTATATCACCACCTTGTTGTGCCGTGTCTGCACCTGCAACTAAAGGTAAAGCCCACCATTGTCCCGACGCAGCCGCAGCCGTATAGGCTATAGTTCTCACTGGATCATCAGCCATAGCCTTCAAGCTCTTCTCTACTGTGTCAGTAACTGGTATCACAATATCGTCTTGTACAAAATCACCAACGTCTTTTACAACGTCAATGACATCTTCAACTATTCTTTTTATGGGTCTAAATATAGCTCCCATTAAAACCTCTCATTTAAAGGATCTCTACCGAGTTTTATATGTACAACATAAGCACCATCTTCATCTTTGCCAACAGCAAATTCAGTGTCTGTATCCTGTAATTTTTTATGTATAACACGCATAGCAGGTAGCAATACATCTCCTTCAAATTGTGATGTATAATGTGTTATACCTTGTTCTTGTATATATGCTATATATCTTAATATATTTTTTATAAAATTTCTGCCTGTATCTACATTAAGTGGGCGACCCACCATTTTAGATTTATTTTTATCTTTTCCTCTGTGACCTATAAACACGGTATTACCTATGTTAACAACCTCACACCCATCCATAGATGTCTCTTCATATATAGCTATTAATATGTCTTGTATAGGTTTATCACCTTCTAAATTTTTAACTGCCATTGTTATTATTTCGTGCATATCAAGTTGTCTTTGATTGCTGTCAACTGTTTGCATCACGACACCTCCAATATACTAGCAACAACGTGTAATCTATTGGCTGTAGCAGCCGTAACTTTTAATATTTCTCCAGTTTCTATAACTAAAGGGGCTGTTAATAACTCTACTGTAGCATTTGCACTAACAGACTTTGTTTTAAATAAGCTAAAAGTAGCAGGAGAAGATTCTGCATCTGTTATCGTTAAAGTTATTGTATCTGCATTTCCTGAATCTTCTGACACAAGTATGGACTTAACTATCCCAGTAGTCAAAGCAGGTGCTGTATATAATGTTGTTACACTAGTGCTAGATAAATCTTTTTTTGCATTTACATATTTATTAGGCATTAGCTTAAAAACCACCCTGTTGCTTCAGCTCTGTCTGATATGACAGCATTTCTTAACGCTGTATCCACTTGAGTAAAATACAAACGTAATACGTTATTAAGTTGTTCTGCGTTTTGTTGATCGTATTCAGGAGTAGGGAATGGTAATGCTGGAGCACGGAAACCCACACCATACCTTGTATTATCTACAGCCATTAACGCCTCCCATCTGGTCTAATATCTAATCTAGGTGTACCTAACTGCCATGTAACACCTGTTGCAGAAGATTCAAAACGCATGGCTATCTGTCGTCCTCGCACTCTTATATTTATTAAATCTGTAAATACTTCAACAGGACTTGTTGCTGTGCGTGTTATAGTGGCATTACTAGATCCACCTTCTGAAGCAGGTGAATTACGACCAGATCCAGAACCACCTAATGCGTGTAAGGTCATAGTTGCAACTGGGCTATCTGCTGTAGAGCCATCAAATGAAGCATCAGGCACTACACGATTTATTAGTGAGAATCTGTCGCCATCACCTATATCAAAATCAGAAGATTCTACATATGCAGTTATAGCTGCTGCTGTACCAGTCACATTATCGTCAATACCTGTTTCGTGATTTACAAGATTATTGCTGTATGTGGCTGCTAACGGCTTGTCACGTAATCCAGAATCAAGCCATGCTGTACGTGCCAAAGTGCCATAATACCATATCTTTTCTAAATAATTATATATCACATATTTGTCTATATTATTAACGCCTGCACTGCAATAAAACCACCATATCTCATGAAAAGACTCATTAGTACCAGAAAATACTTGTGCGTATTGTTGTGTATTAAAATCATTAAAAATATATTTACGAACATCACATTTTAATGGTTGTGTACGACCATCATACATATAAAACTTATCTTTTCCCATCCAATATGCTACACCATTTGCATAAGATACAGATAATTGAGATGATATGGATATGTTTTCACCAACTAATGTAGCTGCCCAAACAGCAGGTGCACCAACATACTGCAGAGAGTATAAGGAAGAATCTGTCCATACAAGCACCTCTTGTCGAGCTTGGGAAGCTGCAACTATTTTAGTACCACGAGATAATCTTAAACTACCTGCTTGATTTGTTGCAGATGGCGTCCAATTAGCCGCATCTTCTTGATCCGACCATCGCACCAAAGTAGGATCTATGGTGCTACCTCCTATTGGATTTACGCCAAAACAAAATACAAAACGACTTATATCTGACACTAAAATTAAATTTTGTAGTAATGGGACATCTGATGCACCAGATAAAGTAGATAATTCAACGGCTCTAGTAGTAACACCATTTGTAGCGTCCCAATAATATATACTACCACTATTAGGTCCAAATACTAAATCTTCACCAAAGTTAGAGTGACTCCATATACGCACTTCGTTTACAGATGCCTCTCCAACACCCCACTGACCAGCACCCCAAGCACCTGCACCCCAACCTGTAAGAGGTATGGCAAATGCAGAGCCAACATTTACTTGATATGCTGCTGATACAGAACCTCCACCTGTAGCAGAAGAACTCGCAGCGGAGGATACAGTTATATTATAAGAAGTAGCAGACACTAAATCTATTTGAAATTCACCAGTTATAGTCAAACCACCAACCGCACTACTACCACTAAATGTAACAAAATCTTCATCTACAAATCCGCCATTTGTGTCTGTTACTAATACAGTGGTGGACCCAGATGTGGTGGTAAAAGGGTTAGTTAATGATACAGTAGCACGTAAAGGTGTAACATCATTATAATTACCACCTAATTCTATGTAATATTTTAAGTTAGTACCTAATCCTACAAAGTTTTGACCTGATAAACTAACCCAGTTATGTAAAGAACGACCTACACCTAAAAAAGTTGTATTAGATATAAGCTCCCAACCACCTATTTTTTCAGGCGTGCCTTGTCTAAACCGTATTTTATCTCCGTCATAATACCCACCTTCTGTGGTATATCTAGTGCCTTCACGATTAATCCCAGGTTTTAATTTTACTGCTTGAAAAGCCAAGATAATTTCTCCATTCTCTCACAAAGTCTTTTTGCACGATTAGGTACTTGTTTTGCCCATTTCGAGTCCATCATTTGCACAGATGCTTCCATCCAATCTTCATCATCCACAGCTGCTTTTAACTTTAAAAATTTACTTAAACGAGGACGACCAAGATTAAACATCATATTTGCTAGTATTAGTTGAGCTTCTTCTGGTATGTCATTGAAATTACTGTATAAAATATTACAGTCCTTTATAGTTATTTCTATGTCGGCTTTAAAACACTCATCGACTCTCTCTTTAGATACTTCTGTCCCAATTTCTTGCCCATATTCTAAATCAGAATCAGTAACCAAATGCCCAATCCCAAAAGTCGCATACCCCAAATGGTCATTGTAAATTTCATATTTACATCCCTCATCTTCTGCTAATTCTTTTTGTAATTTATCTAAGTCCATCTTTCACCTGCTTTTCTCTTAAAGATTGTACGTGTTTATAATAGAAATAATTACCAATCTTATTAAAAAATTTGGCTAAATGCAACCAAGTCCACATCATTTCTTCCTAGCCTTCCTAATAGCTTCTTTGCCTCTTTTAAATATACTGGCAACTTTATTCTTACCCATCACTTTTGCTCTTTGCTCACCGACTGTAAGTATCTGTATCTTTCTCGCAAAAGGTTTACTGATTCTCTTAACTTTTGCAACCGTAGCTCTTGCGTCTGCTTCTGTGGCAAATTTGATACCAACGGTGTCTTTTGGATTCTCATCTGTGTATAGTCGTCTCCCAGAGCCCTTTGGTTTTTTACCTGTTCCGACTTTTGGATCTCTTTTCTTTGCCATTATACTTTCTTTTTCTTAACTGTTTGCTTTGCTCTTCTAAAGTTTTTAGCTGTGGGTGCGCCTTTTGCACCTTTCTTTCTCATCTTTTCTCCACTACCAGCTTTTATTCTTTTTCTTTTTGCTTGTATGTTTCTATATAAACTCATTTTGACTTCTTTTTCTTACCATTTTTCAAAACAGTCTTTAACATTTTAGCTTGTGCTGCATGTGTCTTACTGGCCTTTTGCAGCCCTTTCATAACTTTTTTAACTTTTCTTTTCATTTAGTTAGTCCTTTCTGCTTTTCATATGTTCTGAGTCCTCCAATTCCGAGCATGCCACCGAGAACAGTTAAAAGTGTACCCATATCGAAATCGGGCAGCTCTGGTAGTTCTGCACCAGCAAAACTCGCACCAAATATAATTAAATCTTTTATGATAAAGTGATAGGCAAAAGCAATCGCACAGACCCACCCAACAGCGGGTCGCCAGCCGCCCTTGAATATAGAGCCACTTGCAGCTTCTGCCTTATTTATCTCTAACTGAGCAAGTAAAGCCTCCTGGGCGTGTTTTTCAGACATCGTGGCTATCTCGTGAGCGAGCTTTGCCTTCTGATCTGCATCAGGTATAAACTTATCCAGTAGACCTGTTACTGGACCTATCAGTGCTTGTAACATTATTATCTCCTTTATGTTCGTGACCCATCCAAATACCAAATACGCCTGTCATTACGCCCATGACAACCGATACAAAAGCTGATTGTGATGCTGTTGGGTCTTCTAAAGCCATAAACCACTCTGCACATCTCCACGACATTGCTGTGCTTACAAGCATCATTAGTCTCGGAAGGATCTTCCATTTTAAAAACGTTTCTACATTCATTGTATTAATAACTCATTTAAACCAAAACCCTCTAATAAAATCAAAGTGAAGAATAGTAATAAAACCCCACCTGCTATCAATTTACCAGAAAAATTTGTAGAACCTATTTTAATAGCAACAAACTCATTACTTAATATTCTTAAAGATAACTCAAAGCTATTTTCGTCAATCGTTACCTTTACTGGTTTTTTATTATCTTCCATTAATAAACCTCTACCTTATTTGGATTTACTTGTGCTACTAATTTGCATACACATTCATAAGTTTGATCTCCATCCTCTGACATAAATACTTGTCCGCTTAATTTTTTTGAATAATAAGTACAATCATTAACAGACTTAAAATAAATCATAGCTTCGTTCATTTGACTTGGTTGCATGCAACAATAAAGCATAAATGCAGTAATCATTTTTTTCCTATACTCCTTAAACTTTCCATGACTTTGTCAATGTCTGGCTCTTGTCCATTGGGATCGTAAACACATTTATACTTCTTTGGACACCATGTTTCAATTAACATTGTAAAAGTTCTGTTTCCTCCCTCATAGATACAAGCTCTTTTATCTGTATATTTTGACGTAATTCTTTTCTTAAGTCTACAAGTTGTGTATTTTTTTGGGTCTGGGTTACGCCATTCTTGTTGTTGCCTAGAATAATCTTTGGGTTTGTACTCATATGCTTTTGCTTGTTTAACCCATATACCAGCAACTAAAGCAATAAAACCACCAATTATAGCTATTACAATAAACCAAGTAATAGCTTCACCTATTTGTCTTCGGAGCTGTTGTTGTTTGTAAATTGTTTCTTGACGCTGTTTTCGTATCTGACCTTCCATAGCTAAAAGATCATTATAGGCTTGAGGCCCATAAGTCATGTTTAAAAAAACCTTAAGTTCGTATCTTTGTTCCTCAAGTTTCTTCTTGGCTGCATAAGCAGAGAGAGCTGCCTCTTCAATAGACCCAGCTTTAAACAATTTACCAAAAAGGGGAGGATTCTTTGCTTGTTTTTCAGCGTTGTCAACATCGGATACAGCTCCCATCCATCGTCCGATATCACCAGACATTTGTTCTATATCACGCCCTACTGCGAATCCTTTTTTTATCGCATCAAATGCTTTTGACGCTACGCCCATAGCTAATGATATTGTTACAGGATCCATATATAATCACCTTACTAATAACCCCACTAATAGGAGAATTGTTGTTCCTGCAGTACCTATCATTATATGCTCGATACGTTTTATTCTTAATATAGTTTCTTTCCATCTTTCTGCACAAACAGCTTCGTGTGTGTCTATCTGTGCCTTCACGTCTGATACCTTCACTAATCAGCATCCTCTATCTTGTTGCCTTCCTTGACCCATTCTTGGATTGCTTGGTAGTGTCTGTTAGCAGGGTCTATTGGTACAAGCATAAACTCAATATCTTTTGGCATTATATTCAAGACTAACTTTATAGTTGAATTTTTTCCACCCTCTGCTATATATTTTGCTGATTTAATTTCCATTTTTATAACTCTGCATCTATGTTAATACTGCCACCATCATATCTAAATACAGCACCTTGACCATCAGTAAAACTACTGTCTGACCCAGTTCTTAATCTAGCAGCATGAATAGTCGTATTATGTGTTTCATCAATACTCATACTACCAACAGTATGGGCAGAACTAGAAACATTAAAACCTGAACTTGTTGACGTAATAGTAGGTATTGCTCTCATGTCTTTTTTAAATTGTAACACACCAAAAAATCTATCGCTTGAAATCATACCATTTGTAATATTTCCACCATCAGACCCATTATGTGTAAAAAGTTGAAAATACCTTTCACACAAAGCTAGTTCTTCCCCAAATGACCTATGCTCAAATGGTGTGGCTTGTTCGCCTACTTCCATCTGTAAGCCAGTAATTTTAATATCATTATCAGTGCTATCAAAAAAAGAACCAATACCAACTGCTCTCATGTTATCACTTGATGCTCTTGACTCCCATGTATTTGCAGAATAAGTACCACCAGTAAAATCAGAACCTGCATGAAAGAAAAAACTAATAACCATACTTAACGCAGTATCATCATCAAGAGTTCCTGTAGTGTCTCCTGCAAATGTTAAAACATGACGAGTCCAATCTGTTGTTGTAGTAAATTGTTGCCCATTTCTTCTGTTGTTATCTCTGTCATCTAATTCACACATAAAAGTAAAGGCTTTATTTGTTTTCATATAAAATGAAACTGTTACTTTTTCTGCACTAGATGTTCCCTTTTTTAACTGTTGTAAATCTTGACCTTCAATTTTATAGTCCATCTTTAATACCTCACCTGCTGCAATAGAGGTATCTGCTGTAGTGCAATCCAAGTGAAAGGCATTTGCAAATCCAGGTAAATCAGTTACTGAAACTTGGGCAGTTGAAAATCTACCTGCACTAGTAGCACCAACAGACAGTTGCCATCTATCGACAGTAGTATATCCTGGAGCAGAACCCCCTAAACCTGTAGATGAAGTACCTCGTTGGGCAACTTGACAAGCACCATTGATAACAATATTCCTTCGCCCACCAATCTGTGAATTGGTTAGGACTTCACCCATCTTTGCTAATTCTGCTGCTTTGGTCATGCTAAATCTCCATATACTGCGTTTGAATGACAATGTAAATCTTGTTTAGAGTTGTCACTGTCAGAAAAACCATTAGATGAAAATCTCGCTGCAGTATCAGCAGAACAAATAATACTTCTATTACTATTTGTAGTGTTCATTGTACCCGGTGCTACAGGAGAGGGTGAACCTAAAACTGTATAACCTGTTGCTGACCCCATATTATTAGTAAAATTTCCATATAAACTACCTGTAGCTCTATCAGTATAACTCGCAATATTAAATGAAAAATCTATTGAATTGTCTGTATCCGTATCTATTGTGCCTATAGCCTTTGCACTGCCACTTGCAACTGTAGCAATCGGCACTGAATTATTACTACTTGCATCTGTTAATGTGTTTACTCTTAATATACTAGCCATTATGCGAGGTCTCCGTGATTAACTATATCTACATCTTGAGCATCAAGAAGTCCGTGATCACTTGTCAAAGCAATCGCATGATACACCACTGTTGTTGTTCTAGCATCATAAGGTGTTACAACTCTGTCATAGTTATCAGAAGAACCATTCCAAGCACTACCTAAAGTTGTATAATTTATAGTTGCCATTGCATTTGAAGCTGTTACAGCAACTTTACCACCTGCAACATCTGTTATAGAACCTACATTTAAGCTATCATCTATTGTATTTTCTGTTGCTAAATCTAAATGACACCAAGTCTTTGCCAACCCTTGTTGCAGATTAGTTGTTGTACTATTGCCTTCACCTGTAACAGATATAGAACCTGCTGTGGTTACACCTGTAAATTTATCTACTTTAAGTTCACTTGCCATTATGCTAAATCTCCGTGTACTGTTCCACACGCATTACTTTGGTCTGAATAAGTTCCAGCATCATTACGACTGTCTAATCTAAAACTTGTAAGAGCAAAAGAGCCAACGGCAGCATTTACTTGATTATCATGGTGTGTGTAATGAGCAGAATAACTTGAATTACTCATGCCATTTGTAAAGTTTATGGTGCTTAAACCAGTACCATTATCTGTAAGACTTGCAGAGTTAAGGCTGTCATCTATAGATGGTGTGCTTTGACTGCAATGACACCAACATTTTGCTACTGCTTGAACAGTATTTTGTGTAACTGCACCATTATCTGATACATAGGTTGACGTATTAGCAACCTTTACATTCGTGCCACCTGACCCTGCTTTATCTACAATGGTATCTA